TCATGGGAATACTACTTTTCCATTATTAGCCCAAACCAAACCTATTGAATCTCCTGGACTTAAAAGTTGTTGATCTATTGCAAGTTGTCCCCAACCCCACTCACTTTTAGGGAAAGGAATTAATTTATTTTCTTTAATAATGATTGCCCAGTATGCTTTTTCTGATGGCATTGATTCACAAGATTCTGCTTTTTTATTTGGTAGTCCGTTAACTCTACAGACAACGGCTAGACCATATTTCTTAGTGCCTTCTATTTCAAGATTGGCTTTATTTAAAAAATCCAAAGCAACTATCTTTCTAGGTACATCTATACATTTTGTTAGTTTTGTTTTGTTATCTAATATTCCATAGTCAATATAAAGGTTAACACAGTTGTTATCTTTTTTATTTATAAATAAAAAACCACTAAGAACCAGCACAGTGGTTATAGTAAATAATAATATCTTTTTCATCTTTCCTTTCTAGTAAAGTTTAATCTCACAGGCATCTGTAGAACAATATTTTTCAGATTCTGCGTCTAAATTATCTTTTCCATCATATATTGCAGACCAATCAATCTTGCCAATTGTTCCAACATATGCGTTATATTCTTCTCTTGTAATGTTTGTATATGGTTGCTGAGGATATGTTTTGTTTCCCATTGGTAGAAATGAAACTGCCTTTAACTCTCCCTCATATAAATGAAGGGCTGGAGCAATATTCTTTGTCTCTGTTTCTTTGTCAAAGGACAGAGTTACAGATACTCCGTTATCAGACCAATACTTTTGGGCAGTTGCTGCCAAACCAATCTTTTCAAAAAGACTTACATCCTTTTCTGAACGTGGATGTCCAGATGCTACTGGGAAATATACTACAGATGTATCTGCTGATACTAAATCTGCTTCAATTTTATACCCCGCTGCTTTAAACAAATGAAGCATTGGGTCTTGATTTCCAAAACGAATAGCACGTAGATAAAACGCACCGCCAGGACCCCAGTGAACTCCAGGAGTTGCACCAGAAAGAAGTGATACAGATCCAGAAGGTTTGACTGTTGTTACACGAATTGATTCACGAACACAAAGCCACTCTGAATATGAATGATCGTATTGACGAATCTTTTTGTATCCTTCATCCATCCATTCACGTATTGCTGGCATACCTTTTGTATCTGCAAATGATGCAATGCCAGTAAGCGATGTTCCAATACGACGATTGCGTTGCATAATACCGTTTGTATTTTGCCAATGTGTTGGCATAAGCGTTACAGTCTTTCCATATAAATATGCAAACTTTAATGTACGAAGAAAGTCTTCTCTATCTTCGTGACGATTAAGGTGAACCTCTACAAGTGTGCAAAGTTCATAAGACTCTAATGGTTGTTCAGCACATGGATTAAATCCCATTACACGATAATCTTTTCCATCTGGAGCATCTGCAAGGCGACCATAGTTACGAGCAACATCTAGCCAGATAAAACCTGGTTCTCCATTGTTTGCAATAAGATCTACATAATCTTCGTAGTTAGTTCCAACTTCTGCAGCAATGGAGTTGTTTGACATCCAAGCCCATCCTGGATTTTTTGAATCAAAAGAATTTCTTTCTGGAAATACATCTGAGTTCTTAAGATTAATAAAGTCTTCATCTCCTGCAGCGCCTAGTGCAAGGGTAGCAGAACGACGAACATTTCCAGAAACAACACATGTTCCAATAAGATTTACAATATCAACAATTGCACGAGAGTCAAGTTTTTCTCCTGCTCTAGAACCAATAACTTTTGTTATGCGTTCATGTAATTCTATTAATGGCTTAGGTCCACTTGCTACCCCACCAAAACCCTTAATAGGTGCACCAAGAGGTCTGATAAGGTCATAGTTAAAGTTTTGGATAGGCTGGTTCGGACGAAGGTAAGAATTAAGAAGCATTCTTACTGACTCAACCCACCCTTCTCTAGTGTCTGGAATTTCATAAACTGCTGGTGGCTCTGTTGGAGCATAAATGGCTAATTCTTTTTCTTGTCCAATAGTGTCAAAGCCTACACCTATACCTAACATTAATGCATCCATTACCCACGCAAAAAGGGCACCTGGATCATTACGATCAATATCACGGGTTGAAACCATTGCACAGTTTTGAAGGGATGCAGAGTTACGCTTCTCCATAGTCATAGGAGTACCAAATGCCCAGAGACCACGACCTGGCGGTGTCCACTTCAATTCAAACATTCTTTGGAAGGCTTCCTGGGCAGACTTCTGAGCCTTATTGTCATTCCAAGGCAAGCGATTTTCTTTAGCATGGTTTTTTTGAACTGAGTACATGCCTTCAATTACACGCTTACAAACCTCATACCATCTTTCTTTTGTTCCGTCATCTTTCATACGTGAGTATGTGCGAATAAAGGTTATCTCTCCAAGAGAGTTTGATCCAGCATCTGAGAATCCAAATGGCGCTGGAACATCCTTGTATTTTGCTACGAAATCATCTAATAAACGAAAAGAAAAGATATCTGACATAAAAATTTGTAACCTCTCAATAAAAAAAGTATAAGAACTTTACTAACTGTAAAGTACTCTTAGTATATCATAAAATTATAAACATTTTTTATGCGTGTTTAAATTAGTTTAAACCTTTACTTAAGGGTACTACTTTTAGTATTACAAAGTAGTTTAACTAATTACAAGACCAGACTTACCATTTTTAACTTCTCCCCATGTAAGGGCTGGTAAGGCTGCAGATATTGCAGTATTATTAATTTTATAAGATTTTGCAGAAGCCAAGTTCATATGTTCTGAAGATGTCCAAGCATCAGTAGCATCTACCCAGTTAAAGGTTTTGCTTGTAGCACCTGATAATGTAATACCGCCACCATCTGCTGAGGCATCTGAAGTATTGCCATCTGCCAAAACAATGTTCTTATCATCTACTGTAAGAGTAGTTGAATTAATTGTTGTGGTTGTTCCATTAATTGTTAAGTCCCCTGAAAGAGTAAGGCTTGTTCCAGAAATAGCACCTGTAAAGGTAGCACCTGATAGCGCTGCTACATTTTCTGCTAAAGCGACTGTGCCTGTAGCATTTGGAAAAGTAATGGTTCTATCTTCAGTAGGGTCTGTAACAGTTAAAGTTGTTTCAAAATCGTTTGCTGTTGCGCCTTCAAATACTATAGACGCATCTAAAACTGCAAGTCCAGAAACTATTGGATTTGAAAGTGTCAGTCCTGAAATTGTTGTTACGGTAGCACCAGATGCTATTTGGGTAGATCCCAATGTTGGAGGAGAATAGCCAACAGGTGCGGCAGCCCACTCTATACCAGTTGCTGCTGAGGTGTTTGCTGTAAGAATATATCCGTTTGTTCCAACACTTAATTTTGTTGGAGTATTATCTGCAGAGGCAACTAAAAGGTCTCCCTTTGCGTCAAATAAAGACTCGTCTACCTTGCCATCTAATTGTGTTTGAATTGATGAAGTAACACCATCTACATAATTAAGTTCTGTAGCACTTGCAGTAATTGATGTGCCAGCAATTTGTAAAGTTGTGGCATTTACTTCTCCTGCTGCTCCGTAAATAACTGCTTTGCTATTTACAACAGTTCCCGCTATTGAACCATCTATTAAGTTAAGTTCTGTAGCAGTTGCAGTAACGGCAACATCTTCATTAATTTTTGGAGAAGTCAAAGTTTTATTTGTAAGTGTTTCTGTACCAGCAATAGAAACAAGGTCAGCATCTGTTACGGCAGTATTAAATTCAGCAAGCGTTCCAGAAACTGTATTGTTTGCAAAAGCAATAGTTTTATTGGTTAATGTTTGAGTTGCATCATGAAGAACTATAGTGCCTGTGGCATCTGGAAAAGTTGCTGTACGATCTGCTGTAGGATCACCTGCAGAAATTGTAAGTTCGTGATCATTCGCTGTAGAACCTTCCATTACGATTGTTGAAGTAAATACTCCAATATTTGTAATGTCTGAAAGGTTGCCAGTTGTAATAACTGTACCAGTTACGTTTGGAAGAGTAATTGTTCTGTCGGCAGTTGGGTCTGTTACTTCTAAAGTTGTTTCAAAATCATTTGCTGTACCCTCAAAAACAATGCCTGCTGGAGCAAGAATATTTCTACTTCCATCAAGTTCTGCAACACCGTCTATTGAACCCTTTTCGGTAAGTTCAATGTAGTCTCCAAGGCTAGATCCAAGACTTGACTCTGAAGGAACGTATGTAAGTTCTGACCAAATAGTTGATCCATCACCAATTTTAAATTGTGAGTCTGTTGTGCTATATCCAAATTCACCCTCATTTAGAATTGGGTCTGTAGTATTCCACTGAGTATTCGTGCCTCTACGAACTTGAATTCTAGTTGCCATTAGTAAACCTCCACAATATTAATCATTATACCAGTTTTCATGCAACACCGCCGCCATCAATAACCATAGCAAAAGAAGTTGTTGCTGGTGTTCCTCCGTCTAAAGATGTTCCTAGCCAAGGTCCAGTTACACCATTTCCTTGATACTGATAAACATCTTTAACAAATCCACTTTCATCAATACCTGTATAGTGACTGTGATCTGTAACTGAGGAGGTATCATCGTAATTAGCCATTGCAGACCATGTACTATTGTAGTAATAATATATTCTGTTTGTGTTGGTATCTAAATGCATTGCTCCATTTGATGGGCTACCTGGAAAAGATCCACCAACGGTGATTGCACTTCCAGTAAATGCTGTGGTTTGTACAGAGTTGTCGGGAAAAGTAACTCCAGTGGCAACCTTAAGGCCTTGTTTTACAACAAAGTCTTTATTGGTTCTTGTGCTCTCACCTGCCACTGAAGTTCACTGTCCCTTCAGTCCACATTACGCTTCAATAAGCGTTTTGTGAACTTTTACTGTTGTGCCATCTGTTGCTGTTACTAACAAGCGAACGTTGCCACCTGAGTAATCTGCATCTGTTGTACCAATTTGTGCGTTGCTTTGAACATCAGCATACTCTGTGATATAAACGTTGTTTGCTCCATTAACAGTTACTAGAACTTCTAGAACTTCAATGTCGCCACCATTTTTCATTTGTACAATGTATTTTGCAGATGAATAAGTTGATGCTGACCATGAGTCAACTACTGTTGCACTAGTTGTGCTTAGGCTAGTTGTAGCAGAACCCATAAGAGCGTCTGCAAGTGTGACGGATCCTGTTAGTGTAAGGCTTTCTCCAGTTGCAGCACCAATTGCTGGTGTTGTAAGTGTTGGAGATGTTAAAGTTTTATTTGTAAGTGTTTCTGTTCCTGCAAGTGAAACAAAATCAGCATCTGTAACTGCAGTATTAAACTCTGCAAGTGTTCCTGATACTGTGTTTGTTCCTAATGCAATTGACTTGTTTGTAAATGTATTTGTTGATGATGCACTTACTGTAATGTCTGAAGTAAGGGCTACAGTACCAGTTGCATCTGGGAATGTAATTGTACGGTCTCCAGTTGGATCAGTTACTGTAAGTGTAGTCTCAAAATCATTTGCTGTTGAACCCTCAATAACAATACTTGCATCTGAAAGTGTAAGTCCTGAAACTGTTGGTGATGTAATAGTCTTGTTTGTAAGAGTTTCTGAAACATCTTTAAGTGCTGTACCATTTACATAGTATGACTTTCCAGAAGCAATATTGAAATGCTCTGAAGATGTCCATGCATCTGTTGAATCTACCCAGTTAAGAGTCTTGTCTGTAGCACCCTTAAGAGTAATACCACCACCGTCAGCGCCTGCATCTGTTGGTGTTGCTACTGAACCAAGAACAAGGTTCTTATCATCAATTGTAATTTCTGTTGAGTTAATTGTGGTTGTTGTACCGTTAACTGTTAGGTCCCCTGAAAGAACCAAAGATGTACCAGTTGCTACACCAATGTTTGGTGTTATAAGTGTTGGGGTATCAGCAAAAACAAGTCCGCCAGTTCCAGTCTCATCAGAGATTACTGTACGAAGTTCTGCAGAAGTAGTTGCTGCAAAAACATCTAACTTATTATTTGTAAGAGCAACAGTACCTGTAGCATCTGGCAAAGTAATAGTACGATCTCCTGTAGGGTTTGTTACTGTAAGAGTTGTTTCGTTATCATCTGCTGATGAACCTTCAAAAACAATGCTTGAATCTGAAAGTGCAAGTCCTGAAACTACTGGGCTTGTAAGTGTCTTACTTGAAAGTGTTTGTGTATCAGTTGTTCCAACTACTGAACCAGTTACACCGTGTACTCCTGTTGAAGCGCCTGTGTGAGTTGTAAGATCTGATGCTGAAGCCTTGTTTGAAAGATCAGTAGTAAGACCTGAAATCTTAGACTGTGCAATTGCTGCTGATGCACTAATATCTCCATCAACAATTGTTCCATCTGCAATCATTGCGGATGTAACTGTTCCTGAGTCAGCCTGAGTTACGGCTGTTCCAGCAATCTTGCTAGCACCAATTGCTGCAGATGCACTAATATCACCGTCAACAATTGTGCCATTTTCAATCATTGCGCTAGTTACTGTGCCAGAATCAGCATTTGTAATTACAGTTCCTGTTACGTCTGGGAATGTAATTGTACGATCTGCTGTAGGGTCTGTAACTTGAAGAGTTGTTTCAAAATCATTTGCAGTTGTACCTTCAAATACGATTGAAGTTTCAAATGATCCTACTGCTGGGGCTGCTGCCCACTTAACGCCATTTGTTTCTGATGAATCTGCTGTAAGAACATATCCGTTTGTTCCTACTGAAACTTTGGTACCAGTGTTTGATCCTGTACCAACTAATAAGTCACCTTTTGCGTCAAAGATTTCTTTTGTAATTACATCGTGTGTGTTGACGGTAGCCGTAGCACCTTCAACCACTAAGCCATTTTTAATTCTAAAGGCTTTATCTACTGTTGCCATTGTGGTTCTCCTTTGGGGTTATGCCTTAAGACCAGTTCGGTAGTACCTAATGGTCATAGGCGTTAGTGATGGTGTTACCGTCATACTGATTATACCAGAATTTAAGTTGGCAGTAATATTTCCAATAGCATTTGCTGTATTGGATACCGTGCCAAACTCTGTTATATTTTGATTTGTTCCGTCAAAAACTATGTTTATCTCTGTGCTTTTATATACGCTTGTGGATGGATGTGATACTTGAATTAAGTACTTAATCGTTCTCCATACGGCTGTATCAATAGTGTCAAATACTGTGGCTGTTTCAATCCCTGTTATTGTTGCTGAGTTATTTCCATCTCCACCCAGCGCTTCTGCACGGTATGAAGTGGTGTCAATTAAATCTGCAAAATCTTGTCCAGTAGGCCTGTCTCCAGACTCAAATTTTGTTTTTAATGTGCTAATTGGAATAACGGCCATATATGTGATTATATCATAAAATATAGAATGTACTGCCAATGACTGCTATGCCAATGCCTGGTGTTGTATTAGTAGAAAAACCAGGGTATCCAATATCAGTAAACCTAACCTTAAAAGGATATATACCTTGAATCTCAGCAAGGGTTGTACCAATTCTTTTTATATTGGTTTTAGAATAGTTTGTTTGCTTTACTGAAGTTCTTACTCTATCCAGAGTTGTTACTTTTTGTACTGGCATGATTAACTTTCGTATGGACCAGTTATATCATCAATAACTGTAATTGTTCCTCTACATACCGTCCAGGTTCTTGTACCATCGGATAGTTGTATATCAAAGGTATCTCCAGTCGCAAGATCTTCTGATTCTCCAGAAGTCAGTGAAACTGTAAACTCTCCATCTTCATCATTTAATGTTGCTTCTGGTTCTAATGAAACAATTAGTGGATAAGTTACCACACCAGTATTTGCATTAACGGTTCTTCTAACAATATCCATGGCAATATCCCACTCACTAATTGTTAGTGGAACTCTTTCTTCATCTGTTACATAAACTCTAAATGCTGCTGTATCTCCACGAACTAATGTCCATAGAACAGTTGGTGGGGCTGATCCAATAGAAAATGAATCTGATCCTTGACCTCTGTATGTTGCCATAATTATAATCCTGCCTTAACTGCACCCCAGGTGCCGTTGCCTTTTGGTGGTGTAACAAGTATAACGCCTGTTGTTGAATTGGCCTTTAAAACCACTCCTACGGCTCCTGAGCCACCTGCTGGCTGTGTTGCTGTAAGTCCTCCAGTTGTTCCAACATATAAAATATTTCCAGCGGTATATGAAGAAGTATTTACTCCAGTAAAAATACCAGAAATAAGTGCTACGCCATCACTACCATTTGTAATAGAAGTTGTTGCTAATCCTATTACTGGAAAGGTTGCAAGGTTTGTTGATACCGATTTTGCAACGGTAGTTTTAGTAGAAAACCCTGTAGCATAAATAGGATCACCTTTAGCAATTGTTACACCACTGTTATTTGTTACTTCATGTGTAAAATATGGTAAACCTAGGCTTGGAAGTACCGCTTCAATTCTCTCCGCTAAGGCTTGGATATCACCTGCGACATCTACTGCGTCTGTGTCTAAAGGAAAGGGTAAATCATAAATTGTAGTTTCAGCCATGATAACAATTATTATACCACTTCATGAGGATTATATTTCATAATTTTATAAAAATGTTATCTAAAACTTGACCTTTGAATCCAAAAGATGCTATAATTAATCTATGCTACCAACAGGTAGCATTTGTTCTCTAGGAGGTAATTTACAATGAGAGAAGCAAGAATTTGGTTAGGGGTCTTCATTTTGGTTATTTGTGGTGCCGTTTTTTCTGGTACTGCAAAGGCTACTAATGAAAACAACTTATTAAGTAAAGACTCTATGGAAATCTCCGCCACCCCCAAGGTGGCTTTTTTGGTTTCTAAAGAGAAAAAACTTGAGAAATATGAAAATGCCCACAAGTTGACTGATGGGCAACTAGTTGATATGTTACAGGCTGTAGGGTTTAAGGGAAAGGCTTTGAGGTCTGCTTGTGCTATTGCAAAGGCAGAATCTAATGGTCGTCCCCTTGCTTTCAACGGTAACGTAAATACTGGAGATAGTTCTTATGGCGTATTTCAAATAAATATGCTTGGAGAACTAGGGTCAGATCGTAGAGAAAAGTTTGAGTTGGATTCAAACGCTGAGTTATTAAACCCAGTAGTAAATGCACAAATTGCTCTCCACATGACTAAGGGTGGAGCAGATTGGTCTTCATGGAGTTCCGTGAACGGAAAACGGTATCACGAGTGGTACAACAAATATCCATGTAAGTAATATAATTTGATATAAAAATACCCTCCTTGCTTTTGGCTTGGAGGGTTTTATATTTTAAGGTTTGTTATTCTGCAGGTGTTTCTTCTGTAGGTGTTTCAATTACTGGAGCACTAAAGTTAGTTCCATCATAACTCCAACCAATTCCTACGCTAGATCCTTCTGAATACTCTACACATGTTTGGTTAGTTGCAGATTCTGCTACTTCCTTAGAGTCTGCAACAATAACATTTTCTACAACTCCATCTTTAATTACTGCAAAATTTGTCATAACATATCTCCCTTATTCGTAAAACTTTCCATTTTTATATAGTGCGCCAATCCAAGATGGACTGTTATCTGGATTCATTGGCACTAATAAAATATTTTGATTATTTTCAAATTTTTTAAAATCTTCTTCTTTTATTTCTGGAGTAATAATACCATATACTCTAGAATCTTGTTTTTTAACAATAGCCCACATATTAATAAAACAGCAAAGCCATTCCTGCTGCTCCTGCTCCTCCATCACTTGCTCCGCCAGAGTTTGCGTTGCCTACCCAAACGGCTGATCCTCCACCGCCACCACCTGAACCTTGACCAATTCCACTTTGTCCTGCTTGACCAGAAGTTGCTCCTGCATTATTGTTTTGTGCAAAAGCACCTGCGCCACCTGCGCCACCTGTTCCAAAGGTTGCTGCTCCACCTGCTCCACCTGCTCCGTATCCTGATTGACGTGTACCACCACCGCCGCCACCGCCGCCTCCAGTACCTGATATATATCCAAGAATTGATGAATCTGGTGCGTTACCACTTCCGCCAGCGCCACCAGAAAAGTTTAAAGTCGTTCCAGCAGAAGCATTTCCAGATTGTCCAGAACCTGCTACTCCGCCCGCACCACCGTTACCTCCGCGAGCAGTACCAACTGCAAGGGCAGCAAGAGTGTTATTTGACTGTCCTCCAGCACCGCCGCCGCCGCCGCCGCCGCCGCCTGTAACACTTCCACCACTACCTACTCCGCCAGCAGATTGTTGATATGGACTACCACTATTTCCAACATTGCCACCAGTAGCAGAAATTGATTGTCCATAAAGATATCTGCTAGCATTTACTGATGTACTACCACCAGCATTTCCATTAGTACCAGTACTACCTACACCTCCACTGCCACCAGCACCAATAGTAACAGAGATATTACTTGATGTATAAAAACTTCCAAATGATACTCCACCACCTGCCCCGCCGCCGCCGCCACCGCCCATAGCGTGTGCTGTTCCTGCTCCTCCATTGACAAAGCCACCGCCACCACCGCCACCAACACATATAGCAAATACTAGCCTTGGATTTAAAGGAGATGCTCCAATATCAATACTATTTGTTGTAGTATTGATAGTTGCTTTTCTATTTACTGGTGTAGAAATTAATGATGGACTATTATTAAATCCAGGGATTTGAATTGTTCCCATTTTATGATATCTCCACTCCTGAAATATGAAAATTAACTGAAGTTGATGAAGCAAGTCCAGAAATTGTTTTTGCTGGGTTATTTGCTGGAATAACTTGTTTTAAATCTATAAATGTTGTTGTACTTGCTGGAATTGCAACAGAAGATAAAATAGCAACAGTGTCTAAATTAATTGTTGCTGTAACTCCAGATGTGGTTAAGTTTGCAATAGCAATACTTGTTACTACTGCTGTTGTTGATGTATTTGGTGCTGTGTATAAAGTTGTACTACTTGTAGCAGCAGCACCTCTATAAAACACTTTTGTTGTTGTAGGCATTATTTTTCTCCTTTGTAGCCATTAATTACTACGGTCATTTTAGTATACCTGCATTACAACTTCTTCGTAACTTGGACCAGTTGAAAGAGTTATAGTTCCTCCAAGTGATACCGAAGATCCGTTAATTGTAATAGATGAGTTTGTTAGTGATGAGTTTTCAATATTTGAAAGAGTATTACTACTTCCAGAAATTGTTTTATTTGTTAAAGTTAAAGTATTGCTTGTAGTTGCTACTACTGTAGTGTCAACATTTAATGTTACTGTTCCTGATGTTCCCCCGCCAGTTAATCCAGTTCCTGCGGTTACTCCAAAGATATCTCCACTGCCTACCCAGGCAGATCCATCATATGATTGGATTTGGTTTAGTGCTGCTCCACCTGCATCTTGACGAACAAAACAAATTGTTCCTCGTACTGGTGTAGCAAGTGCTGCGTCACGAGCAGCGGGATTTAAAAAGTTATTCCATCCATTTGTTGCAGTAACTGCATCGTCAAATAAAACGGTATTTGTAAAACTATTCGCTCCAGTAAATTCATAAGCAGCAGATGTATCAATCTTTGCTCCTACTGCAAACCATACGTCTCCAATGGAGTCGTACATGTATGTTGGTTTACCTGAGTCATTAAATGTTGTTGGCATAATAGTATTATAACAGATTTTACTCTGCTACCGCCTCGCTTTCTGGATATTTAAATTCATCTAATTCAGCATCATAAATCATTCCAGAGCCTGCGTATGTTCCTCTAAAGTTTGAGTTGTATGAGGTTTGTAGCCACTCAGTATCAGCGCCATATAATGATTTACAGAATGCAACACCAATAGGTTCTGATTCTGGGAACGGTTTGTTCTCTAGTGTTTCATTATTAATTACAACAACTTCTCTAACAATATTATCTTCTACTCTTGCAAAATGTGCCATTATCCCACCACCACAATTACTGTGCCAGAACCACCAGCACCTCCGTTATAAGCAGTTCCACCACCGCCGCCGCCGCCGCCAATATTAGCGCTACCTGCGTTGCCGTCATTGTTTGCTCCGCCGTTTCCTCCACCGCCAGTACCGCCAGTACCAGCGGTTCCTGAAACAACACCACCACCACCGCCTCCTGCATAAGTTACAGAAGAACCAGTTACAGTGTAAGCCTGTCCATTTCCACCATTACCACCCGTAGCGTTTCCAGAAGCAGCGTTTCCAGCATTTGCTTTACCTCCACCACCGCCACCAGCAGTACCATTGGCTGATGCTGCACCTCCAGAACTTCCTTGATTTGCTACAGGACTTCCACCTGCACCGCCACCTTGTCCACCGCCACCACCACCTGAACCACCAGTTAATCCAGTCATTACGGTATTACCAGTTAGTGAACTTTGTCCTCCACCTCCGCCTACTGCAAAATAATTTCCTACAAAAGATGCCGAACCATTATTTCCAGATTGACCTCTATCATTAATTCCTGCATACAATCCACCTGTTCCACCTGCGCCGACAGTTACCGTTAAATTACCAGCAGGAAGAAAAGCAGATGTATCAAACAAGATTCCTCCACCTCCGCCAGCACCAGCACGCCAACCTGCACCACCACCACCACCTGCAAGTACAAAAATTTCAGCAGTACCTGCAGTTCCTACAGTAATAGAACCTGAACCATTAAATTGATAAATAGTTTTTCCAGCACGGGCATTATTGTTTGTTGTAGGAGAACCAGTAGTTGCATTAACTGTTGCTTTAGGTATTCCACCTGCTGAAACTAAGTTCATTAATGGCATTTTGTCTCCTTATGCGTACTTCACTGGTCCCGCACCAAATACGGTGAAGGTTGCATCTGCTGTCTTAAAAATTGTAAATGAATATGCGTCTCTAGATGATGCGTTTCCTGCTGCAGGAGCAGTTCCACCTGAGAACAATACTGTTTGTGCTCCACCGTCAATTGTTAATGCTGAGTGCTTATATGCTGTACCGCCGTTTGTTACAATAAAAATAATTGATAGTGAATCACCAGTTGCTAGTATTGAATTCAGGGTAGCGGAACTAGATCCTCTTACGTTAAGAGTCCAGTCACTAGTAGTAGATCCTGTTAAAAATAATACCCCTTGAGTACTAGCATCAAAGTTAGTAGTTGCTGTAGGAGCAGATGTAGAAACTGTTGTGCGCTCTTCTGGTGTAACAAATGTTTTATTAGATAAGGCTTGTACGCTAGTTAAGTCTGCAGTTGTGGCGGTATCAATAGCAATTGTAACTGTTCCTGATGTACCTCCACCAGTAATACCTGTTCCTGCTGTTATACCCGCAATATCTGCGGTAACGTTATCAGCGTTTACTCTTGCTTTAGTAGTAGCCATTAGTTGCCTCCAAGAAGTAATTGTGCTTCTTCTGCTGTAATTCCAAGACGTTCTAAGAGTGCCGCTTTTTGTTCAGCCTTAACTGCTTCTGCTGCAACACGCTCTACTTCTGCTGCTTGGTCTGCTTCATATTGTGCAAACTCAGCATCGTTCATTTCTCGGTCAATTACTTCATTTGTTTGAATATTATGAATTCTTACCATTGGACGAGATGTTGTTTTAGCCATTATTTAACTCCGTAAAGTAGAATTGTTCCGCCTGTGTGAGTACCTGTTCCAGGAAAAAAAGTAATTGATGATATTGCTGCTGTTTGATTTGTAAGTACGTAATAAAAATCAAAATTTAAATTTGCTGGTGTGCCACTGTTTGGAGTTAAAGTCCATGTATCCCATTTTTTCCAAGTTGTAGTATTTGTGTAATCATAAAAAGTCATTCCAGAAAAATTTACATTAGCAGTATTTGGAAATGCTGCATTTATTAAATTGACACTAGTTTGTGACCATGTTTGATTGCTTGCTGAAGTTGCGCCTACAACAGAATAAACAGTTCCAGAGTTTCCATTTACTGTATATTTTAAAGTAGTTGCACTGCCAGAATTTTGGACATTTTTAACAATTAAATACAAGAGATTATATGTCTGCGGAATTGAAGAAAGCGTAGTCGTTGCTCCGCTTAATGTTGTTTCACTAATTAAAGTCATACCACCAGTTACTGGAGTAGCCCACTGCAATCCAGTAGCCTGACCAGAAGCAGCAGTTAATACTTGACCATTAGTTCCTACGCTTAAAATAGCAGGTGTATTATCTGCACTTGCTGAAATTAAATCACCTTTAGCATTTACAATAGTTGGTGCAATTACTGCTGCAGAGTCTAGTGCTAAAGTTACTGTTCCACTTGTACCGCCACCTGTTAGGCCAGTACCAGCAGTTACACCTTCAATGTCTGCATCTATTGATCCCCACTCAAGTCCAGATGTTGTTGCTGTATTAACTTTTAATACTTGACCATTTGTTCCTGATGCTAAAATTGCTGCGGTATCTACGGCAGCACCTACAATTAAATCACCTTTAGCATTAATATCAGTTCTTAGTAAAGCGTCTGTAACTTGAACATTAGTTGCATTAAATGAAATAACTTCAATTACATCGCTAGCGGCAAGGGCATTTAAAGCAGTAACAGATGTACCGTTTGTTGCTGTATAGTCTTCTGTTCTTACTAGTAATACACCATTGAGGTAAACTTGTTCAGTCCCCGCATTATATGAGAGGGTAGCGCCTAGATCGTCTAAACCAGTAAAACTAGTCTCTCCGCCTGCTGCTGTTTTTCTCCAACGGACTACAGAAGATCCTGGAGCGATACCAACTAATGGGAACCAAGTGTCTGTTGCTGAATCGTAGACATATCCTGGTTTTGGATCGGTAGTGTTAAACGTTGGCATTAATTCTCCTCGTTACTTATTATAGCAGATTTTACAGGGTTGCCATAAAAATCATAATCTGATTATATCACAGATTACTTGTATTCCTTGACCTGCCTATACTGGGTTTTGTATGAATCAAAGAACTTTGTTCTAAGAAGATTGGTAACTTTATTTTGGTTTATTAATTCTTCTTGTCCCCCTAGTTCCATCTCCCATGGTTCTCTTTGGAATGGGATTACTTGTGCCATTGGAGTTCCTGCTGGAATAAGCCCCTCAAATTTTGTTGGTTCATTAAGAACAAAAGGAAAATTAACTGGGGCGCTGTAAGTATCAGTATCCACAATTGCTGGAAGTATAGTAAATACAGAATCTCTATGCCATGGCTGTACAATTGCTACTGAATATCCAGGTGGAGTTTTAATTGCCCAAGAATTAATCCACTTAGGGTAAGAGACTGTATGTCCATTATTGTTTGGATGA